GGACGTGCATCCTGAGACGGTCGGGTACTTTCTGCGTAAAGCGCAGGCTGCACGGCTCAAGCCCGGTGGGCAGCAAGGTGAGCTGAATCCAGCGTGGCGCGGCGGCAAGCACATAGATAAAGACGGGTATGTTTTGCTGCGCTCCGTGGAGCACCCCAACGCCAACAGCGGCGGGTACGTGCGCGAACACCGCCTGGTCATGGAGCAGGTGCTAGGCCGCTTGCTCACGGCAGATGAGATCGTGCATCACCGCAACGGCAACAAGCAGGACAACCACCCAAGCAATCTTGAGTTGTTCAGCAGCAACACCGCACACCTGCGGCAGACCCTGAAAGGCAAAGTGCCGAATTGGAGCCGTGACGGCCAACAACGAATAAGTAAAGCGTCCCGTGCATGGCACCAAGCAGGCGGCATGACGACGGAACGCTGGCAGGCAGTGTGGACAGGCCGTGACCAATACAATCACGGCCCCCGTCTTAAGAAGTCGGAGTAATACCTATCAAGCTGCCCACGTCCAGCTCACCCAGCTTGCGCCAACCCTCCTGGGTCAGAAACTTGTGGGCAGCGGTCACAACCACCGTTTTGCCGCTCTTGAGCGTCACGCGGTACATGGGTTCTGTGCCTTTGATAAAGGGCACGCTGGCTTGCGCGATCACCGGCTGATTGTTTTGTAAGGACACCACTTTGGGCGCTCTGCCCTGCACCATCCACTCGTGGAAGCTCAGCGTCTCGCCGGTTTCAGCGTCGGTCAGCTCGGTATCGCCCCGCACGCACCCGGCACCGTAAAAGCCCAGCAGCCGCCCGGTGGTGCTGAGCATCTTCACGCCGCGCTGTTTGCCCACGTGCTTGGTGCCCTTGCCCCAGCCCAGGTCGGGAATCAAGTCAACCGGGCCGTCGCCGGGCTTCATGCCCCAACGGGTCTGCCGGGTCAGGTCGGCCAGCTGAGACTCGGCGGTGCTGCCCAGGGTGACGCGCTCGTGCGGCCCGACTTGCAGGTGCCGCACGTCGCGGCTCTCGATCTCGCCGCCGCCGCGCGCGTCCATCAGATCACCGAACCCCAGGCCGCCCTGCATCAGCTTGGCGCGCGCCAACTTCTCGACGTGGGCCTGCACGGCAGCGGTCACGCCGCCCTCGCCCATCTGCCCGTAGCGCCCGCTGCTGTCGCGCTGGCGCACGGCGTCCATGTAGGCCCGGTCACGGCGGCGCACGTCCTCGGCGGCCTGCGGATCGGTGGCCGCCAGGCGGCGTTCCCAGTTCTCGGTCGTGGCGGTGCTGACGCGCAGCTGCTGGCCGGTCAGGGCGGCGTGCTGCGCGGCAAAGCGCTGCGCCAGGTCGCCTTTCATGACTTCCTGCACGGCCTTCAAGGCCGCACGCGGGCCGCCCACCGTGATTTTGAAGTCGTTCCACAGATCCGACGTGGTGGCGTACTTCTTCCGGGCCTGCGCCACCTTGCGCTGATGGGCCACCCACTGCGGGTTGAGGTTATCCAGGCCGCCCTGCACCACGGCGTCACCGCCCGCCTCGCCGGTCACGGTCATGCCGTTGTCCGGCACCTTGAGCGCGGCCTTGCCCGCGTCATTGAGTGTCGCGGTGGTGCCGCTGAGCGTGTAGTGCTCTGGACCCAGGCCGTATTCCTTGAGCGCGGCAGCCTGCTGCTCGGGCGTGGCGTGCGGGTTGAGGCTCAGCCGCGCGGCGTCGTCGCTGGGACCGCCGAACAAGCTCCCCTCGGCCTCGCCCCACTTCTCCGGGGCCGGGCCGCAGGCGTCGATGGCCTGGTCTTGCTTGGCCTGCTGGGCGCGGTCGAAGTCCTTGGGCGCGAGGCCGCCCAGCCGGTCTTTGAACAGCGTGCGCATGGCGTAGTTGCGAATGGCCATGGCCTGCTGACGGCCCTCCGGGGAGCCGCCCAGGTCGGCAGGTGGGGTAAAGGCCGCTTGCAGGGCCGGGTCACTGGCCAGTGCCCGGAACAGCGCGTCTTTGGTCTGCATGCCGCCGTCCAGGCGCTGCGCGTTGAAGTCCGCTTCACCGGGGGCGTGCTCCGCGACGTGCTGGCGGGCCAGATCCGAGAGGCGCGCTTTTACCTGCGGATCGTTGTCCACGTCGAGCGCTTCTTGGGCGGTGTAGGTGGTGCCGTCCTTGGCCGTGCGCTGCACCGCCTGGGTGAAGGGAATCAACCCCGTCACCGCCTGCGAGAAGTCACCCTCCTGACCGGGCGGCACGTCCTGGGCGGTCACGTCGAACAGGTGATTGAGGATCTGGGAGGGCGTCTTGCCGTCGGCGTAGAGCGAGGCCGCCACGCTCGATACCGCTGCCGCCGCGCCGTGGCTGAAATCAGGCGGGGCCGCGAAACTGCGCGGGATTTCCGGCTGAGAAGCCAGCTCGGCGCTGTCTCGGGCCATGAAACCGGGCGGCAGGTAGGTGGGCGCGTCCTCGGCCCCGCTCTTGATGCGGCTGGCAATGTCGGCATTGGCGCGGGCCTGCTCGTCTTGCGGCTGGGTCAGCCGGTCCATGCCCTCGCGGCTGAGGGTGGCCGTCAGCGCGCCGGTTTCAGGATCTTTGGCCAGGGTGTACTCACCGTCTTGCAGGCCCAGCGCCCGCAGCTGCATGGCCGCCTGCGCGGTGGGCACGTCGCCCATGCGCACGGTCATGTTGGCCCTCGATCCGCCCTTGAGTGACAAGTTGAGGGCCGCGCCCGCTTCCACTTCACCCAGGGCGGTGCCCAGCGCTTCGTGCGCCTGGCCGATGGCCTCTTTCTTCTGGCGCTGCAAGTCGGCCAGCATGGCGGCGTCCAGGCCGCTGGTCACGGCGGGCAGGTGAATCTCAGCCGTGGTGGCGCGCGCGGCGCTGGCCAGATCCATGGCGTCTTTCATACGGGTCAAGCTGCCTTCGGCGTGCGCCTGGGCCAAGCCGCTGCGCACGTCGCTCAGGGCGTCGGGGTTGAGGTCGCGGCGCATGGCGTGGGCGACGAGCTGCGCGGCGGCGTCGGTGCCCAGCGCGTCCACCACCTGCCGGTCCAGACCTTCATGCCCGAGCGCCACCTGGGCAGCGTTGGACAGGTGGGCATACGCGCCCGTGCCGATGTGGCTCATCATGGCCTTGCGAATCAAATCACTGGCGTAGCCGCCCTGCACGGCGTCCTCGTTGACAGAATCGAGAAACGCGCGGGTGGTGTCGGCCTTGGCCGCGTCGTTGATTTCGCGGTCGAGCTTTTCGGCAAAGGCATCTTCCACCTGCGAGACGCTTGAGCCGATTTCCGCACCCGCACCGGGTTCTTGATCGAACACGCCGAGCGCTTCTTTTTCCTTGTCCAAGGCGTCCGGGTCGCTGCCCAGGCTCAGGGCGCGCTTCTGGCGTTCCAGCTCCTGCAACTTGTTGTGCAGCTGGAGGAAGTGGCGCACGTCGTCGGCGTGTTCCTTGACTTCCTGCGGCGTGACCTTGCTCACGGGCGCGGTGGTGGCCAGTCCTGCCGGATCGGGCGCGTTTTTCATGGCCCGCAGCACGGCGGCGCGGCGCTGGGTGCCTGCGCGCAGATCGGTGATGGCCTCGGCCTTCTCGCCCTGGCCCATCTGCCTGAGTCCGGCCATGCGGTTGTCGAACACCTGCCCGGCCTCTTTCTTGGCGTCGTCGGGGGTAAAGCCCTGCTCGGCAGCCTGGGCGCTGGTCTGCCGCTGATAACCGGGTGTGCCGCTGACGTGCTCACTGACCGGCAACGGCACTTCGTCGTCAGCTCCCAGGACGGCGGCGCGCAGCTCCGGGTCTTTCACGAGGCTGGACACGAGGTCGCGCCGCAGCGCCTTGAGGCTGCTGCTGATGCGGCGAATGTTGTTGGCCGCCACCACGCTGCCTGCGCCCTTGGCGTCCTTGACGGTCGTGGCGGGGTCTTCGTCGCTGGTGGGCGGCATGTGGCGGGCGTACCAGTCCTGCGCGGCGGTCTGCTGCTGGCCTTTGTAGCGCTCGGCCATCGCTTCGTCCATTCCGGCCTGGGCCACGCCGCTGCGGTACTGCTCGTCGCCGGTCACTTTGGCCGCGTGTTCGAGCAGCTGGCCGTGCAGCTGCTTCATGTCTTCTTCGAGCTGGCTGTGCTTCTCGGCGATAGATTTTTGCTTGGCCTGGGCCGCTAATTTTTCCTGCGCGTGGCGCTGGGCCGCTTCGGGATCGGCAGCCGATTCTTCGAGGCTGGCCTGCTCTTTTTTGGCTCCGTCTTCCTTGGCCTGTTTCTTGGCCGCTTTGGCTTCTTCCTGACGGGCCTGGCGGCGCTCGGCCAGCTGCTCCGGGGTGGCCAGGCGGGTGAGGCGCAGGCCGCGCAACTCGCCGGGGCCGGTGATGACGTGGGCGCTTCCGTCCGGGCCAACCTTGACCTTGACATGCACGTGCCCTTCGCCTTTCTCGCCGCCCGCTTTGTGCGGACTCAGAGTCACCCAGCGTTCATTGGGGGCAAGGTCAGCCTTGGCTAAGATCAAATCTTCAATGGGCGAAACATAAACGAGTGCAATCGGTGTACCGTCGCTTTCTCTGCACAGCAGGGTAGGGCCAAACTCGAAAGGGAGATCCATGCGCCTAGCCTGAGCCTCGCTGCGGGGGGTTAAAACAATGTACCTGCAAACTCGTGAGGCATCTTGTCATGCTTGGTAAGGTTGCATTTTTTGCATACCCAGCACAGATTCGTGATGCGGTTATCACCCCCTCTCGCAAGCGGGATGATGTGGTCAAGATGGGTAGTGGCGTCTAGTTTCAGCACCGCGCTGCACCAACGACATTTCCCCGCTTGCTGTTCCCAAAGACCACGAAGATCAGAAGTGTGCAAATGACTGAGGGCGCGTTTTCTGAGCGTTGCCGCCGCACAACGCATCTTGTGTTTTTCGGGATATTTAGCTCTCCATTTCCGCGCTTGGAGCTGCGCTGACTGTCGTGCCCGATCTGGGTATTTCGTTTTCCAGTCAAAACCCCCTGCTCTAGCTTTCATACCGTAATTGCGAAAAATATAACGATGGGTGCTCGCATACTCTTGGTTGTACTTCTGAAACCAATCGTCGTTTTGTCTTTCGATGCGGCGAGCTTTGTTGCGTTCATCTTTATGGTCATGATGGGATTTGCGAACGCAAGCAAGACATCGACTATGCCTGCCGTATTTGCCTCCCACAGCAGGCGCGAAATCGTTAAGGGACACGTCTTGTTCACAGCCTCGGCAATATTTTGTGGTGATGCCTTCTGGCGTGGGGAGAGCGCGGCGCGTCCCTGGGCGCTTCGCTCCACGCCGGGAACAGCGCTTACAGATGTGGGACAAACCATCCTGACTACGGTTGTGGAGCTTAAAGGCCAAGCGAGGTAAATGCTCCTGACATGCTTCGCAGGTTTTGTCGTCTACGTCGGCAAGTGGCATTAGCCCCGTGCCGCCTTCTCCAGTGCCGCGAGACGTAGGAATTGACTCAGCCGGAGTCCGACTTTGGTGGCAGCCGCCGTGAGAAGTGCGTTTTCCTGGTCGCTCAAGCGCACGCTGACCACCTTCTCGCGTTCTGTGACCATCGGGGTTTTCGTTGATTTTGCCATCAATTCAGGGTAGCTCACAGATTAGATTATAGCACTACCGTCATACGGTTGACAGAATACCGTATGACGGTCAAACTACAAAGACAGCAAAGGCGCTCGCTCCCGCGAAGAAGTGCGCCTTTGCTGAAATCCCAAAGCATTTGAGGATCGCTATGCACTATACCATTGCAACAGACCTTGAGAGTTTCCGTTTAGCCAGTTGGCAGGCCGTCATGAATACGTTTGATTTCTATAGCGACACCTACTTAACATCGTCGCAGCAAATGGCCTGTGAGAGCGCTCTCCTAGATGGATTGGAAATATACAGGCAGGTAGGTGACATGACGACGCTGCTGAAGGCAGCCCTCGCTGTGCCTGAATTGCGTGGTCCCGTGGTCGCCTATCTTGCCGCTTGGCTGACTCCGACAGTTAGGTAATCCAGCGTTCGCCCGGCGCGTCGGCCTTGGCCATGTGTGCCGGGTCGCGGCTGGGTTCGGCAAACAAAAGTGCCACGCGCGTGGGGCCGCGTGACAAATAAACGGGGCCGCTCCAATCCATATCCATCATGGGTTGATGGTAGGCAGCGCGGCGGGGGGGCTTTATTCGGTGTCGGTGGTGGGGCGCTTGGGGGTGAACAGGCCGTTGCGGGTGGCGTGCTGGCGCACCGCACTTTCGCTGAAATTGTAAAAGGTGCTGTAGCCCCGGATGCCGCCGTGCGCCTCGATGCCGCGCCGCAGGTGCTCCGGGTCGTAGTAGGCCAGCGGCGGCACGTTCGGCAAGCCCACCAAGAGGCGCGCGACTTCATTGAGGTTGAGCTGATACTCGCTGGCCAGGTCGTTGACACTGACACCTTCCGCAAACCTGCGGCGCACATCGGGCCGCAGGTGCTGTAAACGGGTTTTTTTGGCAGCGTGGGCGGCGTGCTTCATGTCGGGTAAGGTATCAAACCGGCTTGAGCTGCTGTGCCAGATCGGCGTGCAGGGTGCTCAGGGCGTCGAGGGACGCCATCAGCGGCGCGGCCCGCTCGGCGCACAGCTGGTAGCTGTGGCCGCGCGGCAAGATGATGCCTGCGGCCAAGAGCGGCTTGGCGACACTGGCCATGTAGCTGCTGGAGATGTGGGTCAGCTTTCTGAGCGGCTGCCCGGCTTCGAGCGTGCGCAGCATGGCCAGCGTGCGCTCCGGGTGACGCGTGACCACATCAGACCCCATCGAAGCCCTCGGCGTCGAGCAGCGTTTCGTACACCGCGAGGCAAGCCGCGAGGGCAGCGGCGGCGATGGCCAGCTTCAGGAAGATCGCCAGGCTGTCTTGCTGAACGACCCAGACCAGCAAGGACTTACCGGCGACGGCAGCCAGCAGCAGCACCAGCACGGGGAGCACGAACTTGCAGATTTGGCAGAGCGTTTTGTTTGGCATGGTGTTGACCTCGCAGTAAGTCTAGCCGCATGCTTGCAAACTTGCAAGCATGCAAGCATGCAAGCATAGGAGTAGACTCAGCTCAGCTCAGGAGGCCACCATGCAGAACTTTGAAATGAACGGAAAGACCTACGCCACCGACAAAGACACCTTGGAAGTCCTGCACAGCATCATCCCCCAGGCCAAGGCCACGGGCGACTACAGCGCCGTCACGGCGATCATGGGACTGGGCCTGAAAACGGGGCGCATTCAAGAGATCTAACCCCGCGCGCCCCCAGTTGCCCGCTTGCCCCTCACGGCAGGCGGGCAATCGCCATGAGGGCCGCTTCCAGACGCGGGCTGACGCCGGGGATGGGCTGCGCGACCCGGACATAGCGGCAGCGGCAGTTCGGGTGCAGCGGGATGCACGGCCATCCCAGCTCGTCGTCGCGGCGGGCCTCGCCGCTGCGCTTGGTCGAGCTGAGGCTGCGCCCGACGTTGGACTTCCCCGGCCACACGTCGAGCACCTGCCCGGTGGGCTGGGCACGCACCGTCAGGCGGGTGCCGTGCAGGTGCAGGCAGTGGGGGCAGGCGTCGGGCGCGGCAAACCACGTGAGCTGCGCGCCGTCCGGCAGCCCCATCAGGTAGCCGTTACTGCGGGCGCTGCTGATTTCGGTGATGGCCAGTCGCCGCGCGTCCCGGTTGAGGGTGCCAAAAAGGCTCACAATTTTGGCAGACAACTCCTGCGGACTCTGGCGGCTGATCAGCGCGCCCAGCACCGCGTCGGCCAGCACCGCGCGGGTGGTGTCGCCCAGGCGGGTGACGTGCTCACAGGCCCGCTCGGCAGCCCAGGCCACCGCGCGGCTCTGATCCGGGTCCACGATGCCCGAGGCCCAGCTGCGGTACTGCTCGGCGGCCTGCGGGCTTTGGCCGGTGGCCTGGATCAGTGACAGCGCGTTGGCCTTGAACACGGCGGCGCGCATTTCGTCCTCGATGACGCCGCGCTCGAAGTAGTGCGCCGTCAGCGCGTGGGCCAGCTCGGCGGGTTCGCGCGCCTCACGCGGCTTGTAGCGCAGATCGGCAAAGGTGCGCGCCGCGACGGACCAACCCTCGTCGGCCTTGGCCAGCCTGACCGTGCGGTAAGCGGCCTGCAAGTCCAGCGCACTGACGCTCGGCAGCTCCAGCGCTTTGTGGGCCGCGCGGTGCAGGTGGTACAGCGCGCTGCTGAGCACGTCGCTCAGGCGGGTTTCGATCAGCGCGAACGCGGGGTGAACGTCCTCGGCCCACATGTCTTCCATCAGGGCCACGTCTCGAACAAGGTGGCCTGGTACGCCTTGGCCAGCGGCTGCCCAGGCTTACCGGGGGCGTTTTGCACCTGATACACCGAGCCTTCGTGGTCTTGGAAGCGCCGCTCCCCGTCCGGGCCGGTTTCGTCGGTGGGATCACTGCTGCCCGCTGGCGTGGCCGGGTCGCCGTCGGCGTCCTGGGCGTTGGGGTCTTGCTGATCCTGACCGGGGGCCGCCTGCCCGTCGTCACCGGGGGCGGGCTGCTGGGCCGCTTGCAGCTTCATTTGGTAGATGCCTTGCAGGGCCGGATTCATCGGCGCGTTGAGCAGATCCGGGTCAATGCCTTCGGTGGCCAGGCCGTGACGCTTGCGTGACTCGCCAAAGAGCATCAGTTCACTCTCGCGCGCCTGCTCATCTTCCTTGGTGGTGTCCAGGCCGGTCCAGCCCATTTCGACTTCATCGTCTACGATGCTGACGATTTCGTTCAGGCTGCGCCCGTACCAGCTCAGCAGGGTATACAAGCCCTTGTCCTGGCCTGCGGTCAGCTTGGCCTCGGTGTCCGAGCCGGACAGCGGGCTGGCGGTGCCGCCCGAATACGATTCAAACGAGATTTCTGCCGGGTCCATGCCGTACAGCCCGCAGGCCAGCGCCATCAGCAAGGTAATCCAGCGGCCATACAGCTGCTCACTGGGCGGCTCACCGAACGGCGTGTACTGCAAGCCCGCACCCTCACCTGCGGGCGTGGCGATGACCGGCAGTTCGGTGCGCGATTTCATCCCGCGCACGTTCGAGCGCCAGTAGGCCCGCAGGCGGTCCACATCATCTTCCTTGTAGTCGCCAATCAAGGCCAGCGCGCCGCGCGGGATGGAGTTGTGGGTGATGCTGCGGGCGTTGAGGGTAAAGGCGTCGAGGAACGCCGAGGCAATCTGAATCAGCCGCTCGGGTTCGGCGTCACCGTAGCCGAAGCGCCGCTCGTCTGACGAGGGATTGCGGATCGGGTAGAGCAAGTTCATGTAGGTGTACTGCGCCAGAATGTCGCCGTCTTTGCAGTAGACGGCGTAGATGTTGCTGGGGTCGCCGGGGTCCATCTGGCCGCTGAGGCGGTTGAGCATGGCCGGGCCGCTGTACTCCTCGGCGAGTCCGGCGTCCGGGTCGGTCAGGAACACGCGGGTCGCGTCGATGGCCTTGAAGCCGTGAATCCTGCCGCTGGGCGTGGGAATCAGCTCGACCGGCGCGGCGTCGTAGCGCAAGGAATCTCGAATATGCTTGGCGGTGAACTCGTGCAGGCCGTCACGCCTGCGCGCCCGGCGCATCCGGGGGTCGCGGTCAGCGCCGCAGTGCAGCAGGTAGTCGGTCAGGAACTCGAAGCGCGCGCGGTCATCCGGGCCGATCGAGCGCGCGCGGTCTTTGAAGCGCAGGCGCAGGCCCGGCTGCCAGGAGAAGTCGGGGCGCTCCAAAAATCGCTGCACCTGGCGGATACGCGTGCTCTGGATCAGTTGCAGGCCCACAAAGCGGTCTGTAATCTCGCCCAGCTGGGGCCAGTCCAGGCCGATGGGCCGGTACAGCGGCGCGCGCGGCTGGCCGTCACTGTCCAGATCCAGATTGACCATGGCCACGCCGGGGCGCGGGGCCGCCTGCTCTGCTTTTTGCAGCTCTCCGAAACTCTGCATCTGCATCAGATCACGGATGCTGGGAATGCTGGCCTGAATTGCGCCGCGCTGCTCACTGGCGTCACCGTGGAGCATGGCCCGCGCCGCGTCGGGGCTGGGCGCGTCGGGAAGGTCGGCCTTGCGGCGATAAGACTTCTTCATGCTGCTGAGTTTGAGCCGCGCTGCGGGGGTGCTCAGTCGCGCAGCGCGGCGACCTCAGATGACAACAGTTTGACCGCCTGCGCCGTTTGGCTTATGCTGATCTTCACAAGGCAGTAAGCAAACTCCCCTCTCAGGCTTTCCGGGCCAAACGAGAGGGGAGTACGGGACACTTAACACCCGTAGCTTACTGGACTTGACCCCTGCCGTCAAGGAGTCCAGATGCACACATACCCCCAGAAACACAACGTCCACCCCCTGCGCCGCCTGCCCAAAACCCCGCGCGGCGGTGCGCGTGCCGACACCGCTGTGCCGCTGCTGGATAACCGGCAGCTGCCGATGCAGCTTGACTATGAACTCGACGACGTGCCGCTGTCGGTATGGGCCGCGCGCCTGTATCAGCACCTTGTCCGCGTTCACGGCAAAGACGGGTGCATCATGCCCAGTTACCTGTCGATGGGCGAGAAGTGCTACCGGGCCACGCTCGGCCCCAAGGCCGCGCCCGAATCGTTGCGGCGCAAAGCCATTTTGGCCATGAATGAACTGATCGCGGCGGGCCTGGTGGTCAAGAAGCATCGTGGCAAGCCCGGCACCTTTCGCAGCGACTCGGACACCAATGCCTACCGGCTGCTCGACAAAGGGCAGTGGCTGGCCCAAGGCCAACAACAGATGGCGCGCTTGCGGGCCGAAACCGAAGCGATGAAACCGCACCGGGCCATCAGCAAACGGGTCCGCGAAATGGCCAAGGCCAACCTGCTGCCCCTGCCCGGCCTGCTCCAGCAGGGGCGTGACGTGTTCGCCTGGATTGGCACCTTCGCCGGGCTGAGCGGAGCTTCTTTGGCCCTCCGTCCGGCATTACCTAGTGTTGTGGCATCACCAGCTGGTGTTGTGGCATCACCAGCTGGTGTTGTGGGATCACCCAAAGTAGTACCAAATGAAGTTCACCAACCTAAGAGTGCGTGTGAACTAACGTTACTTAAAACGCGTGCGCGCCCGCGCGACGACACCCCCCCTGCGCCGGTCGAGATGGTGGCACCCGTGGGCACGCACCCTCTAGAGCTTGAAAGCAACAACGGCCAGGAGCGCGCCAACGATCCTGAACTGCCCAGCACCAACGGCAGCGCTGACGCGCCAACAGCGGTGGCACCGGACTCTCAGAACGATTTGACCGAACTCCCCCCCTTGGAGAGCGGCGAAACACCCAGCACTGAACAGGTTCCGGGCGGCGCGGCGGCGGCGGGTGAGAACAATGAGACGATTCACGCGCTGCTGAAAGCCATGCTGGGCTTTCGCACGGTCGGCAAGACCCGCGTGTACCGCCTGCCGGATCTGCTGCTGGAAACGCCTGCGGGCGTGGTGCAAGGCGGCGTCAACCGCCACGCATGGCTCTCGCTGGACCGCGCGGCCATCATCGACGCGCAGCGCAACGCCGTGGCCGAGGCGAAAAAGGACAACGGCAACTGGTTTACCAAGCTGGTGTTCAAGCTCGACGAGCTGATCGGCGCGCAAGTCTCGCAGCCCGGCGTCTCGTCCACCGACAAGGCCATCGAGAAGGCGGGTGAGGAGCGCGCGCTGCTGGCCACGCTGGATGTGGCCCTGGGCAGCCGCTGGGAGAGCCGCACCAGCGGCACGGTCTGGACGGTGGATACCGTGAGCGTCGGCAAGGGGGAGCACGCCCCGAAAATCACCCTGCTCAACCCGGCGACCGGCGCAGACACCTTTGTGCTGCCCAGCAAGCTGCAATCGGCCTTCGAGCGCTGCGCTGAGCCGCTGCCCGAGGCACCGAGCGCGCCTGTGCTCGACGAGCGGACCCGCAAGTTCCTGGCGGGCCTCGCGCGCCGTGCGGCCCCGACTCATGAAGATGTGAGTAGTGAGAACGTTTCCAAATGACGGCTGCCGCCCACGCGATACTGCCGGACATGCCGCCGGATTGCCTTGCCTCCCCTTCCGAGTGGCCCCGCTGGATTCTGGTGCGCAGCGGCGACATGGACGACCTTGAAAGTGTGGCCACGGCCCTGCGTCAGCAGCTGCACGGCCCGCAGCGCGAACTGGTTGCCGCCCGGCTGGGGCACGTCCTGATGCTGCTCTCGCGGCCCCGCGAGGCCGTGATGCTGCTGACCGGCAACGAGACGCCGCTGGGCCGGGCGCAGCTGTGCTTGGCGCAGGTTCAGGTGCTGCGCGACGAAGCGTACAACGGCGGGCCGGTGCAGAAACTGGCTGAGCGTGACCTGGCGCTGCGGGCGCTGCTCGGGGAGCTGCCCGACTGGTTGCCGATGCACGGCCCGCTCGATGCCGAAGCGCAGATGCGCCTGCACTACGCGCGGCTGCTGATCCACATGCTGCTGTGCCAGCACGAGGACGCCCAGGCCGAGTGGCAGCGGGCGCACTACCTCTGCGAGTGGCTGGGCTGCGACATGATGCAGCAGATTCTTGACGGCATTGCCGCGCAACTATCGGGCCGGGAAGCGCCCGCCCAGGCCATCGCCACGCTGCTGGCCCAGATCCGCAGTGAAGCGGTGCGGGCCGCGCCGCTGCAACACCGCACCCTGGCCCGTGAAGCGCTCACACTGCTGCTGCCCGCCGCAGAGCCGGACATGGTGCAGGCCGTGGCGCAGGCCGCAGGCCCGGACGCGGCCTGGTGGCCGGACGCTGTGGCCGCGCTGTCGGGGGAACCGGAGCGCTTGCCGCCGCTGGACACCGCGCCGAATGACAGCTTGATGGTGCTGGCGCACTCGTTTGTCGCGGCCATCCAAGCCGAGCGCCTGCGCGAACAGCGCTACTTTCCTGCGGCCAAGGAAGCGGCGCTGACGGCCCTGCGGCTGAGCGGCGGCTGCGTGGAATCCTGGGGGCAGCACAGCGTCTTGCAGCAGGTGTTTATCGCGCTGGCTTACCTGTCGTTGGGAATGATCGTCGAACTGCGCGCGCTGCTCTCCCAACTGCTGAACCTGCGCCACGCCACCCATGTGGTGCAGATTTACCGCAGCGCCCTGGTGCTGCACCTGGCGCTGCACCTGGGCGTGCGTCAAGCGGACGTGGACCGGGCCAGCGCTGAGCTGCAATCGGCCCTGGGCCACCTGCCGGACCTGCCCAGCCAGCGGACGATGGCCATTGGCATGTGGCGGTTGTGGCCCGACGTGACGTACTGGACGGCGCAGCAGAGCGCGTGCGCCTGGTTGGGGCAGTACGCGCCGCCCTACGCGGTCTACGACGGCGACACCGTGAAGCTGGGCGGTGCGCCGCTGGCGCTCACGCCGCGCGGCGCGGCCATGCGTCAGGCGC